TAAAATATCTTCTTTCATTTGTGAAGTTAATGTTGTGTATAGGATGTTGGACTCAATGATAAGCCATTGGGTATTAGTAATACCACTAGGCTCACCATCAAGCAAATTATCTAACCAATCTTCATTCACTAATCAACAATCTCATCTTGACCAAACACTCCTTGCTCATAGAATCCAGCAATCTTTAATACAACTCTTGACATTGCTCTCTTTTCAGCCATAGCAACTGGAAACTTCTTACCGCCTCCCATTAAGTTAGCATCAGAAGCCTCACCAAAACTCATAGCGTTCTTAACTTCGTTGCCAACCTTCATTGTCGCTGCTGCTCTTAATACACATACAGACTTCTCAACATCCATAGTAATTACTTCGTAAGCAACTGTAATATTGTTTCTTGATACAATCTTGTCTATACCAGTTCTTGTTATAATTACAAAGCCTCGCTTGTCTTTGTATATATCTTCTTCTGTCAAGCCATTCTCTTTGTAAAGCCTTCTTAGTGCTTCTTTCCTTGTTTCTACAACAGGTTCAGGTTGTTTTCTTAGTTTTTCCTGCATTGTTTTTTTTGCCATTTTGTTATTATTTATTTGATTATTATTTATTTGTTGCTCGTACATCTCTTTCATTTTACCCATCTTGTTCTTTGTTTATTATTTCTAAAATTGTTTTTAGTTTTTTTCTTGATTCAATAAGTTGAAGTTTTAAATTCATGTTATTTTCTCTAACTCTTTCATTTTCTTTTTTAAAATATTCAAGTTCTTCAGTCCTGTCTATGGGAGTGTTAATGCTGTTTCTTGGCATTGCTGTTTCTGTTTTTTCCATTTTATATAGTTTTAGTTAGTAAAAAAGGAAGTGAAAGAGGGGTTGTAATTACCACAAAGTATAACCGCAAAATTATTAATTAGAATTACTAACCTCTCTCACAACCTATATTATTGATTAATTTCTAATTTGTCTTGTTGAATAATGTATATTATCATAAGTATTATGATTATAGGTACTGCTATTAGTGTTTCCATTGTGTATAGTTTAAGTTATTAATTGAGGCAAAGATATAAAATTGGAATTAACCTCCAAACTTTTTTAACAATTTTTTGAAAAATGTTTACCTACTAGATATAAAATGTATGAAAATTGTGTGATATTTTAGAAATAATGCACTAAACGAGCCACTTGACCGCTTGTTTTTTCGTGCAAAAATCCTTCAACTGCTTTGGGAACTCCTGTATATCCCTTTCTTGAGTGCCAACTATCAGTTCCTGATGGACTACGCATATACTCTACAGTAACCCCTATAAAGTCTTTTGCATCTCTCCATTTGTGTTTTACTTTGTGATGTAAGTGATGTAGATACCAATATCTATATTTGGTTTTACTCCACATCTCTGGCTTTTCTTGAGCCATCAATAAGGGTAAATTATCCATCTTAGCACCATCTCCATGTTCTAATCCAATTAGATTATTACCATACTTATAATACTTTCTGTGTGCAACCCCTATATCAAAAAAGATTTCCCTATCATTCCTAAACCAACTCTTTAATGCGTGTGCTAAGTGGAATCCACTTTGGTAATCGTGATTGCTCATACAATGAATTACATCTACAGGTGCTATTTCTCTTAGCATCTCTACACACTTAACATATAGTGCTAATGCAACTTCAAAATGCTCCCACCATTTACCATCAACATCTTGCCTTGTACCTGCTGTAGTTTGATTATATACATTGTCAATATGCAAAACATCATTTCCTATGCAAAATAACACTCTCTCTACATCAAACCCTTCTGACTTGTACATAAGCCCTTCTAAGCCTTCTAAAACACGCATACAGGCAGTTTCAACGTCGTAACCATCACCAGTTTCAAGCCCATTAGAATATTTGCCTATATGTATGTCTGCAGGATTTATTATTAATAAATGACTGTTATCTTTTTTTTCTCTTTTTACTGAAGGGTAATAAGGGGAGTGATTCTCTATAAAATCACTAACCTTTTGCAGTATATCTTCTTCATTAGCATTTACATCCTCTTTAGTTACAATACTAAATCTAAATTCACCACTTGCAGACTGCCAATGTTTTACGCTTACAACATCATTCTTGTCTATACCTCTTTCATTAAGATGTATGTCTAATGCTGTGTTGCCATTAATGTTTGTTGTGTTTTCTGCTCTGTTTTCATAGATCATCTCAACTTCTTCTTCTGATAGTCTAAGCCTCTTGCCATACTTTTTCATAGTCTTATGTGTTGGTTTCTATGCAATTATACAAAAAAAAAGACCTGTAAATATCAAAAGTGAGATGTTTTTTAACATCCCACTCTTGAAAACTATAAACTCATGAAAACAAAGATAGGCACAACCCTACCTTGTAATTTGCAAATATAATTATTTTTTACAATTCTCAGTACAATTTTCAGTACAATTACAATTACATTTGTTTTGCTCAAATACTGAAAAACATAATGGTAAAACTCCTAATGCTGTTAATATTAAAGCATTTGTATCAATACCATTATTTTCAATATAAACACTAGCAGCAACAACTATTACCCCACTAATCGTTCTTTTACTACTCCACTTTCCTTTAGAGTCTGTAAAAAGTTCTTTTACTGCTTTTAATAATTCTGTTATTGGTTTTACGCTACTACTTAGCAACGCATCCCCTATCCATTTCTTCAACATTACTTCTTAATATCTGCTATTCCTTGACCTAATATAAGCGTCAAAATTGCGTAATAAACTTTCTCAATCTCAGCCTCAGTAAGACCTAATTTAACTGCCGCAACAGGAACAAATATAGCCCCAATTGTGTACCAGAACTTTTTTGAATCAAAAATCTTTTTTAACATTTCCATAATATATTTATTTTAATTATTAATTAATACAACCAAATCACAGGATTTGGTTTTTCGTTATCTATATCCACATGAATAAAAGATTTGGCTATTCCAAACCTTCTAAACCCTACATATCCTAAAGCATCCATAATAGTTGCTCTAGTTTTGCTATCGGTACATTTAATATCTACCGCTAATCCTTTTATATGTGATGATGTTGGATTTTTCTTGCTTTCTGGGTGATTCTCACACCTGTACGCACTAGATATTACAAAAGGCACTTTAGCAAATTCTCTAGCCTCGTCTAAAGAGTACAATAAGTCATCACTAATAACAGTTTCACCGCATCCACACTTGCAAGTGAACTCACTTTTTTTGAAATATTTTAGATTCACTTTATCTTTATTTTTTAAGATTTTTAATAATCTCATCAAAATATTCACCAAATTCATCTTTTATATCTTCTTCTTCTGGGGTATATTCTTCTGTTTGCTCTACATCATAAGTAAACAGAATTAACATTTCTGTATCACCTTCTTCTACTTTTACTTCTAATTCACCATCATGATGTAATGTTTCCATCATTTCTTGTGTAAAATGAAAATGATGATCGTGTTCTTCATCAGAATAATATTTTCTCTTTTTAGCCATATTGTTTTTATCTATTTCTTCTAATTTTTTTATTGCCCAATTTATACCTGCATCACCTCCCCAGCAATCCCAAGCAATACCACCACATCCTTCATCATAGGGAACGTCTTTATGTTGCTGATGTCTTTTAAAAGAAGCCATCCTAGCAATCGTATCTCTACTTAAACTTTCTCTGTTTTTGAGTTGATTGGCTCTTGCAAATCCTACAGGAGTTAAGCAGTCATTAGGATTGTCATTTTCTTCTAACCATTTTAATGCCCTTTTAGCGTTATTCGTTGCTGCTTGAGGATAGTCATTGTAGGTTTCTTGAGCATAATAATCCTTATTTGCTTCTTCGCAATCTGATTTGGTAGAATACTCGCACTTGCCAGTTTCTCCAAACCTCCACTTCCCATTCTCACATTCGTAACAAGGCATATTACGTTGTTACAGCGATTATTTCAATATCACACGCAGCAGTATCTGCATCTGCTAATATTTGAGTTATATCTCCAAAAGCACCGAAAGTTCTTGATGCATCAATAGCATCCATATTATTGTCCATTAAAAGAAAAGTATCTCCTGCGTTTAATTTGTAAAAGAAACTGTCTGCTCCGTTGTATAGCGTAAGTTTAATAAAGTTAGTGTCATCTAAATTTGTAATTCTAAAGTAGGCGTAATCATCTACTCTAACTTGACCAGCAGCGTCTGCTGCACCAAAATTTATAATTGCAGGATCAGATGTGCTGACATTCATTACTCTTTGTAAAACCTGACCTTTAGAGGCAAATGTTTTACTCATAGTATTTCCATAATTAACACCATTTAGAGAATAACTCTCTGTTATTGTTACTGTGCAGTCTGCTGCTGTTACTGTTGTTGCCATATTTTTTTATTTTATAAAGTTGCTAATCTTTGATTTATGTTATATGTTAATTCCGTACTTGTTGAACTATATATTTGAATTTCTTTTATCTGTCCACTATAAGGGTTTTGGTCTGTATTTCTAACTCCTATGTTATCAATATCTGCTGTTCCTGATAAAGTTTCAGTATCTGCTTGTGCTACTCCGTTTCTGTAAAGAGTTATTAAATTTGAACCATTCCTAGTTAGTACTAAATAGTCATCACCAAAAGAACCGCTATCTAAGTCTATATCGGCTTGTGAGTTGTCTATTTTTATCCTAAGTTTACTACTTGTTTGAATTTTTATAAACTCACCACTTGTAGTATTGTCTGCTAAAACAGTTACATTTACAGCGCTAGGGTTAAGTTTTATTCCAATAGTAAATGCTCCTGTTAAAGAAATTTGACTTGAGGTTTGTAGATTTTGTGTTTTTGCAGGGTCAAAACCTAACGCCCCACTTGCAGTAACATAAAGAGGTTGTTCTGTAAGAGTTGCGTTTGTCATATTATGAGTGTTTGACGAACTATCTAGCCAAGTAGAAACATTCCCTGAAGTTATTGTAATTCCTGTTTTATTAGCATACCAAGCCACTAAAGAAGCCTCATCATAAGGATTCCATAAAGGATCAATACTACTCAAACTTAAACTTTGTTTTAAACTTAACATATTATTTATATATCTCTATATCCAATTCCAATTCCACTCGTAAGTGTTATCGCTGTAATATTCATGAACAATGTCGTTCCAGCAGGAAGTGTCGTTTGAAGTGCAGTTTCACCTGAAACTCCATCTGCTGCAATACTTGCAACAACAGAAGTAACTGGAAAATACACACAAACCCAATTTTTTCCTGTTTGTGCTGCAGTAGTGAAAACCTCAGTACCACCACCCTTACCTAATTGCATCATTAGAAGTGTATTATCTGTATCAAATTCTGTACCCATTTTATTTTATTTTAAATTGTTATTATTTTGTTTTTATTCTGTAAAAATTTTTATTAACGCCCCTAGAGTTATAGTATATATTACCCACATTGCCTTAACTAAAACCTTTCTCATTGATGTATTTCTATTTACCCTAGCGGCAACTCCCTTATCTGGGTTTAATAATCTATCTGTAAGCATATCTAATTTACCATCAAGATTATCAATTTTTTCATTAATTGATTGTATGTCTTTTTTCATTGATATTATCTCCTCTTTAGTTGTCATTAGAATGTAGTTGTTTGTATAGTTAAATTCATATATATAGTAGAACCTCCACTTGCTTCTTTTATCATTGGAAATATAATATCTCCTGCTGCTAACGCTGCTGTCGTTATTGTTGTTTCATTAACCCTAGCCAATTTACTGTTATTTCCAAGACCTGTTACTGCAATTTCATCAATTACAACAGGTGCTATAGCGGCAGAAGCATCTGCTACTGGAGTTACCTTAACCAAAGCAATAGTAACTACATTTGTACCATTACTGGTAATCCAACCGCTTATAGAGGTTACAGCGGCAGTTTCAGGGATTATACATCCTTGCCCAATTCTAAAAAAGTTTGTTGGGCTTAAAGTTCCTGAAGAAACTGTACCTGTACCATAATCAACAGCCATCTCAAAAGGAGATTTAGTATCTGCTATATCTTCTCCATAAAAGTAATTTGTTGCGCCAGTAGTAAACCCTTGCATTTTATAGTTGGTAACACCCATAAAAGCCTTACCCTTCCACTCTAAGTTTCCATCAGTACCAGTTGCTGATGTACCAATAGTTTTACTTAAAACAGTATCATTTGTAGCACCTTCAAATCCTTTTGGATTGTGTCTATTTGCACTACTTAAATTTTTATGTTCGTTTGCAGCCATTTATATTTTTATTTTAACAATCATCACAAGGACAGTAATTCTTCCAACTATCATAATTTCTAGTAGGTCTTGAATATATACTGTCATACATTATTATACCATGATTTTTATATGTAGCCCCATTACAAGGTTTATTAGACTCATAAGTTGGGTAATCCCCAGACTGATCGTCATCATTCATAAAATCTAACATATCTTGTAAATATATCTCAGCCTTTCTATAAGTATCTTGCTTATAAGCATTTAACTCAGCAGGGTCTATAATAGTAGCAAACTCATCAATATTATGAACTATACCTGCACTACTACTATTGCTTTGAACTTCATTAATTACCTCAAATCTAACAAACCAACACAAACATCTGGTTAAAAAATCATCCATCAAAATTTGATTTTTAGCACTTAAAGTACCATTATTGTGTTGAGTTTTTATTTCCTCATAAAACTTTTGACCAATCGCTGATTTTAAATGTGCCAACTCAGCAAGTAGTAATGTGCTATTAGAAATTAAAGCAGTATCAGTATTAGCATTAGTAAAACTATTACTTATAACTTCTTCTGCTGTTACTAAAGGGATATATTGGTTTACATTTGCCATAGTTATTCTTTTTCAATTTCAGTTACTTGTAAATTCCCTGCCTCATCATCACCAACTCCATCTGCATCATCATCTCTTGTTACAATGATTTGCTCTCTATCTGTCAAGAACATATTACCCTCCTCTAACATTGGTAAATCCTCATCTAACATTCTTCTTTGTTCGTTTATAGTAAGCACTCCTTTAGGGTCAATTTGAGTAGCGAAACTAATTGGTGGTTCATAATGAATTACTAATTCTTCTGGTAAGAAGCCTAATTCTTTATATAAAACTACTCTAATCCCATTTAATAATAGATCAGAAGTATCTTTAATTACAGTAGTCATTGCCAAATCATAAGCAATTCTAATCTCACTACCTGTATTGTTCATTTTACCAGAACTAACTAAACCACTTAATGATGGCTGCCATCTATGAGCAGTTACAATATTTTGGTCTGTAATTCGTTGTAAGTCTATCCAACTACCTTCTTGGTCGTCTTTGATAATTTGAACATTAGCACTTGAAGTATCTCCATTTTTAACGATAAACATAATTTTACCATTATTACCATCCCCAACAAACTTCTTTTGTGCTTCTCTTACTAATTTCTTTGCTTCTTCTTCACCCATATCTCCATTAATCTCAACGATTGCTGAAGGTTGAAATCCATTCTTGAATTTAGTGTGATTCCATTTACCAATTTCATAATCAACTGCAATATGCTCTAGTGCAGCAACATAATCTGGTAAACCATAGAACTGGAATGTAGGTTCGTAATCTTTAAACTGAAGAACAAATCTATTTCTTTTTACGCTTGGATAAAGAGGAATGATAGACAATTTGTCTTTCATAGTATTATACTTAGCCCAGTCTGGGTGTATATATACTTCTTTTTTGTCTTTAGATGCTCTAACAGTAGTTGCATCTATATGGTAAAGGTTTAACCCACCATCATATAAAACACCCTCTAAATATGCGTTTCCAAAAGTGTAATAATCATCTGCTAATTTCTTAAAAACCTGTCTTAGTGATTCTCCGTCAGCATTTACATCTTTAATGTATTCTTTAACATCATCATTATTCGTAACAAATTTAGCACCACTTGTAAAGATAGTCTTTTGTGCTAATACACTTCTGTGAGTAGAAGATTTACGCTTTAATTCTGCTAAATACTGAGGAAATAAATTGTTAGTTCCAAAGGGAATAAACTTAGTTCTTACCTTTGATAAGTCTTGAGGTTCTTCAATATGTTCAGGAATTGCTAAATTAAAAACTCCAAATTCAAATGTGCTACTCTTTTGAGTCTGAAGATTCTTTACCTGACTTTTTCTTTTTGGTTGCTTTCTTTGGCTCATCTTTTGTTTTTGTAGTTGATAATTTATCTATTACATCAGTCATTCCTAATTCTTCATAAGCGTGTGCCAAAACCTCTTGACTAGCACCAGCCCATTCAATTATAAAACCATTCTTAACCGATACACCTGAATCTAATTTTGCTTTATAAGTACCCATAAACGTATATATTTTAATAGTGTTTAAATTTATATCTTTTTCTGAACATCCGCACATAATTTAAAGAAAGATATTAATAGGGAAATGTTGTTAAACTTTTTACGAACAAAGTCCAACCTATTTCTATATCTTTATTATTTATGATACAGTTGCTACTAATCCTGTTGCACTAATTGAAACTGCCGCACCTGCTGCTACATAAGTTCTTGGTAACTCGTATTGAGTACAAGTTAAAGTAATAGTAAGTCCTGTTTCATCAGAAAATGCTGCACCAGTACCACCTTCAACCGCACTTAATCTTGCGAATGTCTGAGGTCTAGTTCCAATGTGAGATGATGCTGGTAAGTCTAAACCTCCATCACCACCTGTTAGAGTTCCACTAATACCTATAACAAAATAAGTACCATTAGTATCTAGCATCATCACCTGCAAACATTTACCCTGTAAGTCAGTTATACTATTTCTTCTCGCTAAATCTAATTGAGGAAGATTAAAAGTTAAACTACACTCGTAAGTATTTGCGTTTCCAACTGAAGCACCAGTTACACTTAAAGCAGGAGTTTCTAATTTAGTTTCATACACGCCCCATGTAGAAGTTGAGCCTCCACTATCTGCTATAGACGTTATAGTACCAGTACCCAATGTTGCTATTTGGTCAGGACTTCCTGTAGAGTTCCATTCTCTTATAAATACTGTTTTTATACCACCACTTGCTTGTATATTTGTACATGTTGTTGTTAATCCGTCTGCTATTGCCATGTTATTATTATTTTTAAGTTATTATGTTGTAGTTGCTGCGTAAGTTGCTGATGGAGTAGCATCAGTATAATAGGCTATAGTACCTGTATATTCTCTTGGCAACTCATATTGAGTACACATTAAATTTACAGTAAGACCATTTGTATCATCAAACGCACTACCTGACCCTCCTTCTATAGAAGAAACATTTAAAAATGTTTGACTTCTTTCTGGTACACTTTCGTTTCTATACAACTCTGAAACTCCCAAAACAAAAGCCTTGTCATTGTTATCAACTGCTATACCCATCATACATTCTGACAACATGTTTTGAATTTCAGTAAATTTAGCATCTCCCATTTGCGGAAGCATAAAAGATATTCCACACTCAAAAGCAGTAGAACCATTTTCTTTTGTTGCATTTACTGTCATATTAGCCTCTTGGCTTTTAAACTCGTATATATACCAGTCTGCATTAGCAGGGCCTGATTTTTTTATACTTGTTATAGTGTGATTATCTGTACTATCGTATACGATTATATCACCTGCTGTCCAACTTCTCAATAAGATGTGCTTTATACCACCTATTTGCTGTATATCTGCACATGTGATTGCGATTCCTTTATCTATTGGCATGTTATTATTATTTTAAAGTTATTAGAAGTAAATAAGAGAGGAGGACTAACCTCCCCTCTATTATTACATTATTGTCTAGTAGAATATTCCCCATTGAACAAGTGAAGGGTACAAGAATTGTACACCTAACTTGAAGTATCCTCTGAAGAACATTTTTTCTTCTAAGTCATCATAAAATACTTTGAAAGAACCTTCTGGATCTGTTACATCAGAACCTATAATTAAGTTCTCTACTGCACAGTAACAAGCACCCTCTGTTCCATTAACACCACCTCTCAAGAACATTGCTGGGTCAGTATCTGCTAAGATAGTATCCCACTCATACATAGGAACTAACTCAACACCTCTAAACTTAACAACTAACAAACCATCTTGTTGGTTAGTGATTGCTAAATCAGCAGAAGTACCTTCTAAGTTTGATAAGTAAGAATTGTAAGTCTTAGGAGTTACAAAGATTTTCTTATCACCTGCAGGAACTTGTTGAAGTGCTGCTGGAGCATCATCATACATTTGTCTTAATAAAGAAAGCGACTCACCTGCTGTAGGCGCTGTAGGTGCTACCGCACTTAATTCAGTTCTTGCTGCTAATACAGTTGCATCTGCTCCCATTAATTTCATCCATCCGTCAAAAGCAGTATATGCTGCACTACCACTTGCAGTATCACCACCCCACGCTAATCTTACTACGTCTTGTGCGATACCTTTTACAGCACGATTTACAATCGCATCTCCTAATTGAGTTCCCTCAACATTCATTACGTCTGCACCATTTCGGTACATTTCCTCAATATAAGTTCCAAAGAACTCATCAGTACATTGCTCTAAAGCAACTCTACATCTACCTGCGGTAATTGTTTTGTTGTCAATATCAAACTGTACTACCTGGGATCGTGACTGTTTGCTGAACACCCTGAGTATGGTTCTACAATTTTAGTTAGAGCAGCAGAAGTGTAAACATTCATTTTATGTTTTACATTAGGAATAACTCTGTAGTTACGCATAATGTCATCACTTCTAAATACTGGCTCGTAAAATAGTTCATTTAGACTCGCACCATTATAAGTTGCGAAAGTCCCTTTATCTGCTACATTTCCTGTTGCCATTTTTTTTTATTTTTTTAATTATTAAATTTATTTCTTACTCTTGCTGCCATTGCCGCATAAAAACCTGCATTAGCATCTTCTTTTTTGTTTTCAACTACTGCAGGGTCTGCTTCAGTTACAATTTCCGTACCCTTAGCATCTGCTTTGTTGATTTTAGCGTTTAACGCTTCAATCTCTACTGTTAAAGTTTCGTTAGTTCCTTTTGAAGCAACTAATTCTTCTTCTAACAAAGAAATCTTGTTTGACAACTCTATGTTATTAGTTTCAAATTCAGAAATTTTATTTATTATTTCATCATTATCTCCTAGATTAACAGTTATCGCTGTTTCTTCAACAACATCTTCAGAAACCTTTACATCACTTTTTACAGCAGTAACAATTTCTTCAACTTTGTTGTTAAACCATTCTTTTAACTCGTTAGTCATTTTTTTGTTATTTATATTAATACTCAATTTATTTTGTATTTCTTCTTGTGTGATGTTCTTAAATTTAGAAACATCATACTTCGCAGCAACTTTAATAGAATCAGATATAGTGTCAATAAAACCTAATCTATATGCCTCATCAGCATTTAACCAAGTTTCTTCATCCATCATATCTGCAAGAGCATCATAAGATAATCCTGTCTTTTTTCTATAAATGTCTGTAAGTTCACTTGTGATTTTATCAAGAGTATCTGCAGTTTTTCTCATATCTTTAGACTCACCCATTGTACCACCCCAAGCGTTATGTATCATAAATAAAGAGTTTTCCGCCATCACAACCTCATCAGCACCAAGAGCAATAATAGTAGCAATACTTGCTGCTATACCCTCAATATAAACTGTAGTTTTAGCCTCTCTCCTTTTGATAACATTATACATTGCCATACCATCAAACACATCTCCTCCTAAACTGTTAATTCGTAAGTTGATTGGCTTGTCTTTTAAGTCTTTAATGTCAGTAATAAAATCTTGGGCTGTTACACCATAAGTTCCTATTTCATCAAAGATGTAAATATTGGCAGTTTCATCTGCCTTGTTTTTAATATTATACCATTTTTCGTTCATAGACGCAAAAATAGAAGTAAAATAAATTAATTTTACCTAATTTTCTTACAAAACTTTTAATAGGTTATGTTGTTAGCAGGAATTGACTTTTTTCTTTCCTTATATACTATATTTTGTGCTTGACTTTCGCTTATATTATACTTAATAGATAAATCCATCCAAGTGTGTGTTCTGCTTCCCTCATTGCCAACTAACATTCTGTCAAAGTCCACAATAATCATATAGTTCCTTAGTCTTTTTGGCTCTATTATACCCCTCTCAACAAGATGTCGTATCATATCTTTGCAAGTTGGTGATTGACCAAATCGCCTTTCTAATTCAACACCAGCAATATCAATAAAGTCCTTAACTACATCTACCTTATTTTGTCTTTCTTTTTTTGGGGCATTTTTCTTTTTAGGTGTTTGTTCAATTTCAATCCATTCATCCACCATAGTTTCCCAGAACTTACAAACTGCTGCTCTACAAGACGT